GCCGTAGCTGGACGCCCGGCCCGTGGCCGCACCGCCGGCGAACACGAACGCGCCGCGCACCCGGTGGTCCTCCTCGTCGGCCAGGTCCGCCATGCGGGCGAACTTGGCCACGCTCGACGCCCACAGGTCGTCGGCGCACTGGACGACGTCGGCCACGTCGGCGGGCACCTCGTCCGGGTTCTCCTCGGCCAGCACCAGCAGCGAGGCCCGCACGTTCTTGTCGATGGACCGCTTGGTTTCCTCGCCCTTGGTGACCATCATCAGGTCGCGCGCCTGCGGGCCGACGCGGTCCCACACCCACTCCCGCATCCGGGGACTGCGCACGGACGTAACTGCACCCTCGGTCACCGAGACGACCAGCGCCTGTATCTCCTCCAGCTCGGCAGCGGCGTAGACCTGCGCGGCCTTGGCCAGCGGCACGTCGACCAGCACGCCATGGTCGTTGATGCGTTCGTTGACGTGGTAGTCGGCCAGTTCGGTGTCGGACAGTTGCCGCAGCCCTTGCGAGATGGCCCGCATCGCGCGGACGTCCTGCTCGCAGTAGGCGACAAGCTCGGCCATCAGCGCCGGGTCGTCGTTAAAGGTGCCGTCAGGGCGGGGGATGCACAGCGCGCGCACCAGTTGGCTGCCGCGATGGTCCTTGCGCATGGCTGCGCCGGCGAAGCGGCCCGCGTCCTCCAGGCTACCCGGCGCGCAGTTGGCGCGGGCCTGCGTGGCGGTGCAGTAGAACTGCTCCAAAGCGAAGTCGATCTGGAGGACATACCAGAACACCAGCCGCTCGAACGCGGCGTTGTGCGCGCGGATCTGGCCGGTGTGGTTGCGCACCTCGTCGGGAAACGGCTGACCGGGCAGCCAAGTCTGCACCTCGTCGTCGTCGAACGCCCACGACATGCACAGCACGTCGGTCGACGGGTCACGGGCGTAGTTATAGACGCCGTGCGCCTTGAGATCGCAGCGAGATTTTGTCTCAAAGTCAACGAACAAGATAGCCATGCGTCCTCCCTATCTTGATCGCCGATATGGTGCCTTCCGACACACCATACGCTTTAGCTAGTTCGCGCTGTTGACCGTGGCGCGGCGTCTCCAGCGCATCTTTGATAGCGCGTATGTCGGCGACCTTTAGCTTGCCTTGATCGTGCAGCGTCTTGTCGCGGATATTTTCGCTGCGGGTGCCCCACCGCAGGTTCACCAGCCGGTTATCAGAGGGCACCCCGTTGCCGTGCAGACATTCGTGCCCGGCGGGCGGAGGGCCGACAAACGCCAGCAGAACCAGTTTGTGAACGCATTGCGAGTTGCCGCGCCCGAGCGCAACAGACATGTGCCCGCCCGACATACGGCCAGGGCGCAGCAGGCGACCTTCAACGCACTTCGCAAACGACATGACGTTGCCTGCGTCGCTGACCTGATACTGCCCTTCGTATCCGGGCACGTTTTTCCATTGTTCTGTCATGTGATTGGTCGCGGGTCGCGGGCCGACCAGGAGGCCGACCCGCTCTCGCGTCTCTTAGCCAGCGCGCCGACGACGGGTCGGCGCGGCTTCTTCCTCAACGGCTTCCTCGTCCTCGCCGCCCGGCTCCTTGTCCATGGCCACCCACTCGACGACCTCGAAGACCGGCGTGTAGATGCGACCGTAGGACTTGTGCTGGTAGTGCTCCTTCTTGAGCAGCACGACCGGCACAGGCTTGGACGGGTCTTTCTCGACCTGCGCCGCGATGGCGAGGCCGAGCGCGGTCAGGGCCTTCTTGCCCCCGACCGAGGTGGCCGAGTAGCGGGCGTTGATGCCTGCGTCCTCGCCCGAGATGCACTTCACGGACGCGCCGATCTGCACTTCCCAACCCTTGGCGCAGCCGTCCGGCACGGGGCCGTGCTCGGGCAGCGGGGCCGTCACCGGACCCATGGCCTCGCCAAGCACCTCGCCGTTGCCCCAGGCGATGAAGCCGTGGACGAACGAGAAGGGATTGACGGCCCACTTGCTGTCCGGCTCGACCTCGGTCTGGTCGGAGCCGAAGACCCAATGGCCGGTCTTGTCCATCTTGAGGATGATACCGCCAGCACCCGTCTCGACGGTGGCCTCGACCCGGCGCAGGGCCGAGGTCAGGTCGCCGACGGAAGGAAGGCCCGCGTTGCCGAAAACAGTCAGATTGCTCATTGTCTTTTTCCTTAGCTCAGTTTGCTGAGGGCGGCAGAAAGTTGACGCCCGATCTGGACCACCGCAGGGCGAGGGTCCGTCTCCACCGCGAGGGTGGATCCCGACGATACCGCGACAACCATGTCAGAAGGAAGGTCGATCTTGTGCTTCTTGAGCACCTTCTCGGCCTGCGCCACCGACAGCAGTTCGGTCTTGGTCACGTCAGTCTTGGTCAGGCCAAGCCCGATCAGCGCGTCCTGCGCCGTCGTCGGGTCAGCCCAATGTCTCGTTGCGCGCTTGGCGACCAGCTTGTAGCCGGGCACCGGCACGTCGTTCTCCAGCAGTTCGTGCGCCAAGGCGCGGCAGGACTTGATGAAATCTTCGACGTCGTCCGCCACGGCAAGGTAGGACGCCAGCTTGTCGGCGTCGATCGCCTGCATCGCCGCCAGCTTCATGCGGTCGAGTTGGCCGGTCTTGATAGGGCAGACCGGCTTGGCCGTGCACCACTTGCACCAGTCGCCGTCCGCCAGGGGCGCACGCGGCAACCCGGCGGTGTTGACGGCGCGGACCAGTTGGCGCTCGAACTCGGCGATGCGCTCGACGGTCGTGGTCCACGTCCGCAGATACGGCGGCTGGATGATGACGCACTCGACCTCGGTCACGTCCTTAAACGCCCACGCACAGGACGGCGTGCGCATGGCAGCCGCAGCGTAGAACATGAGCTGCATGTTCTCCTCGGCCTCGACCGCAATGCCATATTTGCCGTCGCCGAACTTCCAGTCGAGGATCACGGCCCGTCCGTCCAGCCGACCGATGATGTCGGACGAGCCGAACACGCCGGGCATCAGGTCGCCGAAGCTGACCATCTCCTCGGTGGTGAACTCCATCGCGGCCTTGGGGTCATACTCGTTGAGCAGAGCCAGCGCGGGCTTGAGCTTGCGCTCCAGCAGTTCCTCGGTCAGCGTCAGGCCGTGGGCCTCGAAGCCGACCATGTCCTCTGGTGCGCAGGCGGTGTCCATCACGATGGCGATGGCCTCGTGCAGCAGGCTGCCCTCGTTGGCGTAGCGGGAGCCTTCCTGCGGGGGCATGGTGGCCACCAGCGCCACCGAACCGGGGCAGTTGATGACGCGCTTGGCGGTCGAGCCGCCGACGATGAGTGAGTGGGCCATCACAGTTGCTCCCACCGATCGAACCGAGGACTGCCCGTGACCCTGCCGTCGTCGTGCAAGATCATAACGGAAGCGCCACTATCGCACGCCAGACGCCGCCGCATCGGACCTTCTATCGTGTAGGCGACGCGCCGGTAGTCAGGATAGGGGGCGTCTTCGGGGGACATCAGCAAGGCAGGGTATTTTCGTTTGAACATGATTGTCTCTCCTTGTTGACGCCACTCTGGCCGCACCGAAAAGTGTTGTCAACGGAAATCGGATGTGTATGTTCGAGCGATGTTGGAGAAAGCAGTCGAGGCGTATTTCAGGAAGGCGGTGGCTGCGGCTGGCGGTGTCGCCTTCAAGTTCGTCAGCCCGTCGCACCGTGGCGTCAGCGACCGGATCGTGTGCCTCCCCGGAGGCGCGGTCTGGTTCGTGGAACTGAAACGCCCCGGCGGGCGGCTGTCGCCGTTGCAACACGTCTTTGCCGCCCTGATGGGGCGGATGGGGCAGAACTATGTGTGCCTGTCATCAAGGGAGGAGATAGACGAATGGATCACTGGCCTGAATACAAAGAGCGGATGCTCGTGAAGATGCGCGACCGAGGGATGACGGCGGGTGAGATCGCCAAGGCGATGGGCATGAGCCGCAACGCCATCATCGGCAAGATGGACCGGATGGGGATGCTGCGCCGCAAGCCGCGCGTCGCCAGCCGCCCGCTGCCCCCGGAGTTCCGGGCCAAGGCCCCGCCCTCGCCGCCGCGCCTGTTCAGTTGGCAGCTATGAGCGCCTACTACAATGAATTCGATCCATTCGCGGCGGCGTGGCTGCGCGAACTCATCAAGGCGGGACACATCGCACCCGGCGATGTCGACGAGCGCAGCATCAAGGACGTGAAAGCCGATGACCTTCGTGGTTACACCCAATGCCACTTCTTCGCCGGGATCGGCGTCTGGAGCCTCGCCCTGCGCAGCGCCGGGTGGAGTGACGAGCGTCCGGTTTGGTCCGGTTCGTGCCCATGTCAGCCGTTCAGCGCCGCCGGCAAGGGTGGAGGCTTCGACGACGAGCGACACCTTTGGCCCGACTTCTTCCGCCTCATCGCGGAGTGCCGCCCTGACGTCGTCCTTGGCGAGCAGGTTGCAAGCAAGGACGGCCTCGGTTGGCTCGACCTTGTATACGCTGACCTGGAAGGAGCGGACTACGCCGTCGGGGCGGTCGATACCTGCGCTGCGGGCTTCGGCGCGCCGCACATCCGACAGCGGCTCTACTGGACAGCCTTGGCCGACGCCGACGACGCGCGACTGGAAGGACGGCTCGCGCAACGACAACGTGCCGGAGAACGCGCTGTTGGGCCGAGCGGTCTGGCAGGCGGGCTGGCCGACGCCCAAGGTGACGGACACGAACGGCGCGGGCAACTCGACCAATCGACAGGGCGGGATGGCGTTGCACACGGCGAGTATGCAAGCGGGCTGGCCGACGCCAACGGTCGCAGACCACAACAACAGCCGGGTGACGGACGATCCGCAGGGCTACAGTCGTCGGCGCATGGCGAGACCAAACGCCTCTGTGAACTTGGCGACGTCAGCGCAAGCATTGGCGAACGGCCCGGCTCGACTAACGGTCTCTGGCGAGATGCTGACTGGCTCGGCTGCCGGGATGGAAAGTGGAGGCCAGTTGAACCCGGCACATTCCCGCTGGCTCATGGGGCTACCGCCCGCGTGGGACGACTGCGCGGTTACGGTAACGCCATCGTCGCGCCGCAAGCCCAAGCCTTCGTCGAAGCCGTGATGTCATGCAGCTAAGACCATACCAAGAACAGGCTGCCGACTTCCTGTTCGCCACCGACCGGGCGATGATCCTCGCTGCGGTCGGTGCCGGCAAGACCGCGATCACCCTGTCTGCCATGCAGGACATGGTGCGCCAAGGCATCGCCCGCCGTTGGCTCGTGCTCGCCCCCAAGCGGGTCTGCACCGACGTCTGGCCCGTCGAGGCTCCCAAGTGGGCACCGGGGCTGACGCTGGCCGTGGCTGTCGGCACGCCGGCGCAGCGGGCGGCGGCGTTCGCCAGCAAGGCCGACGTGGTCGTCGCCAACTACGACACGATCCAGACCCTGCCGTCGCTCGACGGTTTCGACGGGGTGGTGTTTGACGAACTGACGCGGCTCAAGAACCCGTCCGGCGCACGCTTCAAGGATCTGTTCAAGAAGCTGGACGGCATGAAGTTTCGGTGGGGCCTGACCGGCTCGTTCACCTCGAACGGTCTGGAGGACGTGTTCGGCCAGTGCAAGGTGATCGACGTCGACCTGCTCGGGCGCTCCAAGGGGGCGTTCCTACAGACCTGGTTCATCCCGATCAGCCGGGAGTTCGGCCAGTGGGTCGCCCGGCCCAGCGCCTTGGCGGGCATCATGGCCAAGATCAAGCCCGCCACGTTCGTGCTGGACGCGGGCGAGTATTCCGACAAGCTGCCGCCGCTCAACGTCGTCGAGGTCAAGTCGACCATGGACATGAAGGCGTATGACAAGATGAAGCGGGACTACGTCGCGCAGGTCGGCACCGAGACGGTGACGGCCCTGACCGCAGCGGCCATGACCAGCAAGCTCCAGCAGCTCGCCGGCGGGTGGGCCTATACTGGCGGGTCGGGCAGCGCGGCAGGCGGACACTGGCATACGCACCCGAAAGACCCCTCGCTCACGGCGACCGGCGCGTCATGGTTTTCGTCGCACCGGTTCGACCGGCTGGAGGAGTTGCTGGCCGAGAACCAGCGGGCCAACACCCTGGTGGTCTATAACTACCGCGAGGAACTGGCCGAGTTGAAGCGGCGTTACCCACACGCCGTGACGCTGGACGACGCGGACGCGATCGCACGGTGGAACGCAGGCAAGATCGAGATGCTGCTGGTCCACCCGAAGTCAGCGGGCCACGGCCTGAACCTCCAGCACGGCGGGTCGCACATCGTGTTCGTGTCGCTGCCGTGGTCGCTGGAGTTGTTCGAGCAGACGGTCGGGCGGCTACACCGCAGCGGACAGAAGCACCCGGTCTATTGCTACGTCATGATGACCGAGAAGACGATCGACGAGAGGATCTGGCAGTCGCTGCACGACAAGCGGTCGCTGTCTCAACTGGCTACAGAGGAGCTTGCAGCGTGACCGAGTGGACTGACCTGGTCGAACGCCTCCCGTCGATGAGCGAGGCCGAGCTGGCGGCTGCGATCGCCGCCGAGGCGCGGCGTGACGAGCCGCGCGCCTCGCACCTGACCCGGCTGCACATGAGATACAGCAAGGTCCGCGCCGCCCGCGAGCGGGCCGAGCTACTGCGAAAGTCCTAGGTTCTGCCGCGCGGTTTCTCTGGCGCGGTCCACTTGCCGCTTGGTTTCGTCGGCGCGTTCTTCTTTCGACATGGAGTTCCAGACCTGCGGGTTCTCCATATACCAAGCCATGTTGTTGCGGATTTGCACGCCCGTTTCGACTTGGTATTGATCGTAAACGTCCGCTGGCAAACGCTTGTCGTCGATCGTCCGATTTGGTTTGCGGATATTAGCGCCGCTTTCCAGGATCATGTTGGCGATAGGATCGTTCCGCGCTGCGTTGATAGTGAACGGCGACAGCGCGGCGAAACCACCGGCGGGCGACGTAGTCTCCCCCAAGATGTTGCGCGCGGGGCGCCCGCCGCCCAGCCCTACCCGAGCGGCAATGTGCTCGCCCAGCGTCTCGGGTGCTTGCATCTCCGGGTTAAACATCTTGGCCGTCTGCGAGACTATAGGCGGTACAACTATGGTCGCCGCAGTCCGCTTGGCCCAAGTCATAAGCCGGTTTCCGGTCGGGTCATCAAGCGTTGAGACTGCGTCGGTCCCACCGCGCATGAACGCTTGGTCGTACATCTGCGACAGGAAGGACACGAACAGTTCTTGCGCCATCGCATCGCGCTCGGCTTCCGTCTTCGGCTGCCCTATCGGCTGGCCGAGCGTCGCGGCCATGCCGATAAACATGGAAAACGGCGCGGCGTTTCGGTAGCTGACATACCCTCCATCCGGTGTGCGGATCGAGTACGGTTGCCATCCGGTAGCCAAGAGCGTCTCGCGTTCCGCCGGGTCGGTAGGCGGCGCGCCGGTCACGATGCCGCTCTGCGCCAGCGCGCCAAATCCCGTAGCCCATGCTGTGCCGGTGATTACTTTGGCCAGCGCCAAGTCCGACCGCGCGCCGCCAGCCATCAGGTCTTGCCGCCAGCTCTTGAGCACGGGGGCCAGTAGCGAATGCTCGACGCTCTGCTTGGTCAGGTTGATGATTGTGCGGACGAACGGGACCGCAATGGTTACCGCCTTCCACGCAGAAGCTAGTTGGTTAAAGCCTCGCCCGCCGCCACCCAAATCGTCCTGGAACGTGTTGTACCGCGCGTATGACTGCGCGCCTTTCAACATGTCTTCGGTCGGGTTGGCAAGAAGCTCGGCTACGCGCTTTTGCGCAGCACCACCGCGCAAGCCCTCTTGGTGCGCGATCCGAACGGCCATACCCGCGAGGTCAGACGCACGCGCGGTCGCTTTGACGAACTCGTCAGTGGCGGATTGGAAGGTCATCGGCGCGCGAACGACCGAACCGAACCGACCAGGGATGGCTTTTTGGCGAACGTTCGTTTCGAACTGCGTGCGTCCGTCGGTCGTCGTGCCGGTCTTTATGGTGTTAAGGAAGTCGCCGCCCGCTGGGCTGCTGAACTTGAGGTCGAAGAAACCGCCGGCCCCTTTTGATACCGTCACCGCGCCGGCCACCATCCCCGCAATGCGCGCACCAACCTCGGTCCCTAGGACGCGGTCGTTTTGTGGGCCGAGGCCAAGGACTTTCCTGATGCCCCCGAGTATCGACGCGACTGCAAATACCTGCGGCTGGCGCAAGGCAACGGTAGCGCCCGACGTCAATATATTCAGAAGGATGGTCTTGGGGCCCGACACAAGCAGGGCGCGCCAGCCTTCCACCAGCATGTCGCCGAATGTTGGCTTGTATGCTGCGGCAAGTTTGGCCCGACGAGCGGCGGGGCTGCCTGCTTTGTTAAGGTCGTTAACCAGATTGCGCAGGTCCACATCATCTAGGCTGTCAGCCCAGGCCGTAAGCATATCTAGCGACACGGCATCGCGGCGAGGCGTTTTGTTGAATATACCCAACGCACGACCCGTGTCGGCGCGGGCCTGTGTCATGCGCGCAGTAATCGCTGCTTCTTCGGCGAGCGCCACTTTTGCCTGCGCAAGCAGAATAGGGTCGTTAGGGGTTTCTTTTAACTGCGTCCGCAAACGCTCTGTTCTCTTGGTGGCGGCGGTCTCAAGCCTACGTCCGCCCTCAATCTCGACGTTTGTAAGCGCGCCTTCTTTGGCCAGAAAATCCCGCGCCGTCATCCCGAGCGCGTCAGCCTCCGCGTCGACCTCGTCAAAAGTGCGAGCGCCAAACGCACGCGCATCTTCAAAGCCGCCGACTTGCGCGTCGGTCAAACGTCGCGCGTCTTCCATCCGCTCGGCGGGGTCCAACCGGTTGAGGTTGAGGTTCCCGATCTTGTCGGGATCCGGCACGTCGATCGGCGGGCGCGACAGAGGGTCTGCATCTAGTGCGCGCAAGACAGCCGCGTTAACCGGGCTTGGCTGCGGCGGGATACCGAACTCGTCGTCCAGCGCACGCACGGCAGGCCCGAGCAGCACCTCGTCGGGCGTGCGACCGGGCGCGCCAACGTCCTCGGCCAGCGTGCGAGGCGCGGCGGCGGGGGCTTCCAGCGCAGCAGCGCGCGGCGACACGGCGCGCGCTTCAAAGGCCCGCATGAAGCCGCCGATGATCTCGTTCGCTTGCGAGGGCGTCCACCCACCTCGGTCCACCAACGCGCGCGCCATGCGGGCGGGTATCTCTCCGTCAGGTATCCCTTGCGCAGCCAGCGCGTCGCGAGCGTTCTGCAAGCGGACGAACGCCGCCTGTTGCGCGGGGGTGCCCTCGCCACGCATGACCGCGTCGATGCCGTCGGGGTCTATGTTCCGCGCGCCGACGGCAGCCATGTAGGCCGCGTCCTCCGGGGCGTCTCCGGGCATGACGTCGCTGTGCGCGCGGATCAGCGCGTCAAGGTCTTCCACCGATGGCGCGTCGGGGTCTTCTCCAATGCCATACACAAGACGTTCTTGGTCGGGCGTCAGGTTGCCGAACCGAGCGTCAAACTCCGCACCGGCTGCGTCGGCGCGCTGCGGATCCATGCTGTTGCGTGCGCGGTCGAGACGCTTGAACTCCGCAGCGCCCTCCTCGCCCAGCGCCATCACCAGCTTTTCGTTGTCGCTGGCACCCGCTTCTTCCCTCATCCGCCGTAAGTCGTCGACAGGCGTGTCCCACAGATAACCGCGCGGTGCTGCGCGAGGGCCTTCGGCAGTGACCTCACCGGTCAAAACGGCTTCGGGCGGCAACACGTCCTCTCTCGCACCGGCGACTACGTTCTGCCTGCTCACAAGCCCCGCGCGTTCCGGTCGTGTGCCGGTCACTTCCACGTCAGGCAACGTAACGGACTGCCGTGGGGAGCCAACGCCGTCAGGAGCCGGCGGGCCGTAAAGTTCGGGCGTGCCGTTCGGCGCGAACCGATTAAATATGCGCCCTGCGCCCTCGACGCCCAGCGGGATCGCCGCGTTAAGTCCGCCTGCAATAAGGGTGCGCCCCGGATTGTAGCCCTCTTGCACGCCAGACCCTATGTCCAGTCCTTGCAACGCTACGTCTTGTGCCGCGCCGAAGCCGAAGTTGCCCGCCGCGCGGGTGAGTATATTCTTGCCCCAGCCACCAGCATAGTTAGAGGCGTCTGTTGCGCCGCCCGCCAGCCCGCCCGCCAGCGTCACGCCGCCCGCCAGCATTTGATTGATTAGGCCTTGTTGCCTGTACCATTCGTCGCCCTGTGTCGTCCGCTCGAAGTTAAACCGCCGCGCGCGCTCTGCGTTGCGGGTTAGCTGGCCAACATCGGCGACGTAATACCGCTCCCCTGTCGCGGGGTCGGTTCGGTATCCGCTCCTGTCGGCAGCCCCAACCGCAAACCGCCCCACGGAAGCAGGGATCCCCTCGTTCACCAAGTTTTCAAACGTCGACGTGAACCGTTCACCAAGAGTGCGCGGGCCTTCCCGCTCGTCTGCGGGCAACACGCCGTATTGGCGCTGCGCGCCCCGTTCAATGCGCGTCGGTGTATCGCCCGCGTTCGGGTTGACGCGGCTAAACTGGTCGATCTCGCCGCTTGGATACCGAACGAAAATGCCGGGGGGCAAGTTGAAGATTTGCTCCGGGCTGAGGTCGTCAAGCGGCACCGGGTCATCGGACGTACCCCGGTAGGACCCCGGTCCGGTACGCACCCTGCCCGGCGTCGTCGCGATCAGCCCTGGCGCAGGGTTGTACGTCTCCGGGTAGCCGGGGTCGACCGGCTGCTGCGGCGCGGCTGCGGGCTGACGAGCAGGTGCTGCCGCGCGCGCCGGTGCGGGCGGCGTAAGCGGTCCCCATTCACCGCCCGCGCTAGGAGCCGCTGGCGGCGTAAGTGGACCCCACTCGTCTTGCGCTACTGCCACTGGCTACCGTCCCACGTCCACGTTACCCCCGTGCGGAGGTTGGGTTGCGTCGTGCCCGGTGCCGTTCCTGCGGGCGGCGCGGGAGGGGGCCGGCCTTTGTCTGATGCAGCCGGGCGGGGTGCTGCGGGCGCGTTGCCGCCCCCGCCGCCGGGGCGCGGCTCTGCCGGCGGGCGCGGCACGAGGGCCTGCGCTCGCTGCGCGCGCTGTTGCGGACCTTCGGCGCTCTCCACCCACCGAGTGTGTCTAGCGACAGCGTCGTCGTACGCATCCCACCGGCGTTGGAGGTTGCGCGCGTCTTCTCTAGCGTTTTCCTCGCTGGAACGCCGGTCGGCGGCTTCTGCGGCGGGAGACAAAACTTGCGGAGTTGAAAAGGATGTTTCGCCGTATCTTTCTCCGCGAGGGTTCATTTGGCGGTAATAGCGTTCGGCACCAGTGCTTTCTGACACCATGTTCGGGTCGAGGTCCTGCGCGGCAGCGCGCGAACCGGTGTACTGAAGGGCGTAATTCCGCGTGTAGCCTGCCAGTTCTTCCGGCGGCATGTCCGCCACCAGCGTTTCAAGTCCATCCACTATCACAGGGTTCACCCCAGGAATACTCCGCAACCATCTAAGTTCGCGAGCTACGGCCGCAGGATCGCCGTTTGCTGACGCAATGCGGCTCGCGGATTGGGCAATATATCCTTCGGTAAAGTTTGTGGCGTCGCGCGTCGCCTCATCGGCCTGCCGCCCGGCAGTAACGGCGGCAGCAGCAGCAGCATCATCGCGCGCATTTTTCGCAATGATTGCGGCTGCACGTGGATCATCAGCGATCATAAGCAACGGATCAATGTTGCGCGGGGCCCTAGCCGGGGTGGCGGCGGGTGTGGGCGCGCCCATGCTTGCACCCATGGCATTGACCGACGGCAGCGGCGCGCCCGTGATAGGCGAACCGGAGCTACCGGGTTGCATAGCCGGGGCGGCAACAGGGGGCGGCGCAGCAGGCGGCGCAGCCTGGCTCGCAAAGTAGTTTTGCAACACTTGCTCAACTTGCGCTGCGCGTCGCTCTGCCATCTGGTTTTTACGGTATTCCTGCCCTTGGCGCATCGCACCTTGAAAGTCAGGTGCTTGCCACTGGGTGCCCATCAGGGCGATGCGAGGGTCGAGGGCCATTAGCGAACCCCCGGCGTCGCCGGTGCCGCAGGCGTGCGCATTCCGCCCATCCCGTAATACTGCGCCCCAAGGTTGCCCATCTGGTTGATTGCGTTGGTGTAGGCGTTGGCCGAGCCGATGTAGCCGGAGGCGCGAGCGTTGCCTGCGCCAAGCGCGTTCTCACCCAGCGACCGACCGAGGTTACCCGCTTCGCCTGTCAACACGTTAGTCGACGTCTGGCCTGCACCCATCAGGCTTTGCAGCGGATTGAGCTGGTTCGACCTGTTGGTCTGGTAACGATTGAAGGCGTTCTGATACTCTTGCGACGCCAGATCCTGACCGAACCGCTGCGCGCCTTTGAACATCTGGCCAGACATGAGCATGCCGCGCGCCGCTGCCGACCGCTCCAGCGCCTTGTTGCCCTCGGCCAGCCGGAAGGCGTAGCCGGGGTCGGCCTCGTAGTCCGACATGGCGAAGTCGCGACCGTAACGACCGTAGTCGCCTGCGCTTGCGTCGCCGCCGATGCCGAGCAGCTCCATGATGCGGTTCTGGCTGGTGATGCCGCCTTGCCGGAACGGCTCCTGAAGCTGCACCTGCCGGTCGAACATCTCGCGCTGGAGACGCGCGCTCTCGGCAGCCGACTGGACCTGCGCGTCAGCCGCCCGGCGCGAGGCGCGGGACTGACCGATAGCACCGATGCCGCCAGAAACGGCAGAACCAACTATTGCTGTTACTGGATCAGGCATTGGGGAACTCCTCCCGATAGGCCGCGAACGGCTCACCATACATCAGCATCACGGCGGGGGCCAGCCGCAGCGCCTCGGCCTGACCGTGGCAAAGCAGGACGACCAGCAGCACCACGTCGTAGTAGGCCGCGCGCCACACGAACGACCGCTCGTCGGCCTCGCCGGCGTCCTCGGCCTCGTTGGCAGCGTGCCATTTCAGGATCGCGGTGGCGACCGCAGCCTGCAAGGCGGCGGCGTTGGCCTGATAGAAGACGTTGCCCGGCATCGACACCAGCGCGGCCCACAGCGCGGGCATCACGTTGCCCACGGGGTCGCCGTCGTGGGCGTCGTCGAACACCTGGATGACCTGCCACAGGTCCAGCAGCCAGTCGACGGCGGCGGGCGGCAGGTCCAGCGTGTTGGTGAAGTGGTCCTCCAGCGCCTCGATCACGAGATCGTCCTCCCGCTGGCGCGGATGTTGATGGCGGTCGCCGTTCCC